ACGGAGGCAAAAAGATTCAAACTGCGGTAGGTAAAAATACGAAGAAAAAAGAAATCAAGAAAAACAGAAATACTTCGTGGCCTCCTATTAAACCTGAGAATTCTCCAATTATGGAATACGGCTATATTCCAGAGCCGCCTAAAATTGCCACAGAAATCAGTCTTACAACTGTGCAATTTGAAAACGCTTTTGGTAAAATGAAAGCCAAGGTTGAAAACATTGTTGAACACGAACAAGCTTTTATGCTTGTTTTTAGAAATGAGGATGATGTTGTTTTTGAGCCTAAGATTGGTGAAACTTTAGCGTTATATGATCATTATAGAAATAGACACGAGGTATATTACCCTGGTGTGACTTTTGACTGGCCAGTTTCAGACAAAAAGATTATGATTCTATTTAAAGTACCTTCAGAAAATCAAGAATAATATTATGGAAAAAAATGGAATGCTATCAGAAAAGTCCTCAAGTGACTTTGATAACACAAAAAAAGCTGAATGGTACGATGCTGAAGGTTTTAATGTAGCCGACAGCGCGAATAAAGATAAACTTAAAAGCCCAAAGTCCGTTAAAGAATTAAATAAAGAAGAACAAGAATAGCATGACTACTCCAGACGACCCGCAAAGTTATTTTAAAGTTGGAGACAACGGTAGAGATCGTTACTCTAATCCTTTTTACAATATTCCACTGCAGTATCTCCCTATGAATATCGAGGGCATGCTGCTCTGGGCGGAGCATTTCTTGTTTAGAAACGGCTTCTACAAGCAAGCTTTAAACAGAATTGCCAATTATTTCATCACTTCACTAACCATTGAGTGTGATGATGAAGAAGCCAAGAAAACATATCAAGAAACTCTAGATAATTTAAAATGGAAACAAGTATGCGCTAAAGCTGGGTTAAACTTGTTGGCCTACGGTAATGAATTTGTTACTGTAAATCAGGGGTTTCATAGGTATCTAACATGTCCTAATTGCAATAAAACCTCAAACATAGATAAATTGCAAAATTATGAGTTTAACAAAGGTAAATATGTTATGGGCTGCCTTAAATGCAGCTATAGAGGTGAGCATAAATGTGTAGACAAACCTGCAAATGATATTGATAAAATTCATATTGTCCACTGGCCAGCTAAAGAAATTAAGATTCGTCATGAGGAAACTACAGGAGAATCAGAGTATTTTTGGGATATTCCACAGCAATACGCTAAAAAAGTAATTACTAAAAATAACAAGTTTTACAGCAAAAAAACCCCACAAGTTGTTTTTGAGTGTGTCTTTAACAAGACAATGCTCGCGTTTAATAATAAAAATTTTGTACATTTAAAGTTAGATACTCCAAGCACTATTAGAACAGACGGAAAAGCTATACCTCCGAGTATGTTTATATTTGAAGATCTGTTCATGCTTCAAACTTTAAAAAGATATAATGAAGTCATTTGCTTTGAAGACATTGCTCCCTTCAGGGTTATTTCTATGGGAGACTCTACTAACCCTGCCGCAAATCCATTACTTAATCAAAATGGAGCCGTCTGGAGTAACGCTGTGGATAATATGATCGACGAGCACCGCAGAGACCCAGGGTCATATCACAAATTTGCTTTTCCGTTAAATTATCAACAACTTGGCGGAGAGGGAACAAAACTTGCTCCTGTTGAAATGATGGAAAATGCCAGGAATGCAATTTTAAATGCTTTGGACATTCCTGTAGAAATGTTTCAAATGACGTTTCAGCAACAAGCAGCCGGACCTATGCTTCGTATGTTTGAAAACGCTTGGAGTGTCATTCCTAGTAACTATAATTCTCTTTTAACACATATGGGAGAAGTTATTGGCAATATTCTTGGATTGCCTAAAGCTAAGATATCGCTAATACCTATCACCTTTTCTGACGATATTGAGCGCAAAGGTGTCATTAGTCAGCTTGTATCTGCAAACGCAATTGCGCGTAGTGAACTTCTTAAAATGTACAATTTTGATTATTCTGATCAAATTCGCAAGAAGATGGAAGAAGATAGAATAGCGCAAGATTTACAAAGAGAAGAGCAAGAGAGACAGCAAATAGCAGATTCAACTAATCAAAGTCTAATGCAGCTGTTACAAGGTCAGCAGCAGGGAGGCGGCTCACCCCAGGCCGGCGGACCAGGCGGCACAGTTACGCCACAGGACGCGCTGCAGCAGGCTCAGGAAATAGCCCAACAACTATTCCCACAAGATGGCTCTCAAAGAAGAGCACAGCTTCAGCAAATAAAGGCGCAGGATCAAGAGCTGTATGCACAAGTTAAAGCACAGCTAGAGCAGATGACATCGCAATCTAAATCCCAAGGACTACAAGGAGCAAAACAGCAAGCAGCAGGAGGGCAACAGTAATTATGGCAAAAAAACAAAGCTATAAGTGTGTAGTAAGTGGTAAAATTATACCAGCAGAACGGGTTGAGGCACTAAAGATGCTCGGAACCCCAGAAGAATTATGGACCTGTGTGGAGCATTCTTTAACAAAACCTAGACAGGGCCTTTTTCTTGGTGAAGTAGGGACCAGCGAGTTGTTGATTGTAGATAAAGTGTACGATGACTCAGTTAGATCTGTATTCAGAGGAGCCAGAAAAGAAGCAGAGCAATCTCAGGATGAAAATGATGAAGAGCCAGCAGATAAAACTTCCTATAACGTAAAGGAATTAAATTACTATACCTCTGATGAAGAAATTGTGGATTCAGAAGAAAAAATAGAAATTATAAAAAGACACGATACTTAGCTATTTGGTAAAATAGATACAAACCTCAAAAGCTATGTCAAACTATACTGAAGAAACTGTATCTAACGAATTTAACACTGTGGCTGCAATACTACAGCTTCAAAATCAAAAATTAATCAGAGATGCTGAGATAGATAATATTCGGCAAAATCTTTCAAATATGACGCTAGAAACAAATGAAACACTTAAAGCATTAGAAGCCTCCGTTTCTTCTGTGCGCGATATGGCTAGAGATGCTATGCACATCAGTGTAGGGGTAGACGGCAGAAACGGCTTGAGAGGGTCTATAGCTAATTTATCTGAACAAATGGCCGTCTTAGTTAAAGAGTTTGGTTATTTAAAAGAAACTGCGCACAGTTATGTAGAAATGAAAGAATTGGTCATGAAATTTTTTGCAACCGCTGCAGTGGGTTTATTTTTTCAGTTTGCGGCAGCGATATGGTATTTTTCAGGACAGCATCAGCAGCAGCAGTCGATGCGTGATGATCTTAATAAAGTTATAAGCTATATTGATAAACAGCAAGAATTGGCTAAAAGTGTAAAATAGCTGTCATTTATTACAATTAATGGCTCGATCTTTAGGGATCGGGCCTTTTTTTGTATATACTGGACATATCAAGCTTATTATGTTATTTTACAAAAATGAAAAGCATATATACATTGTTTTTTTTATTTTTGCTTGGTTGTTCTAGTGTACCGAGCAATAAAAATACCCCTGTTTTTCAAACTGCACCCAAAGGGTCATCAGGCTCTCTTGGTAAAAATATTGACGAGCTTGATAGTGTTATGAATAAGTCTTTATCTAGAATAGATAAAATTCTTTTAAACTTAGGAGGCAAATAAATGAGTTTAAAATATGTTATTACTATAGTTTTATTTTTAATCACTATAAGTGTGAATGCTTCTGAAAAAATGTCTATAACCAGTGAGTTACTTGAACTGCGTGGAGAGCTTACGCAAGCTAGTTCAAGGATAGTTCAATTAAGAAAGGATAAACAAGCCATAGAAGATTCTTTTAAATATTTAGAGGATTGGGCGGCTAATCAGCAAGCGGAAAAACTGCAAGTGTATGAGGAAAATAATGAGATACGAAACCTATTAAACAGTGCAGAGCAACGTATAGTTAATGAGAAAGTAGCGCATAAAAAAACTTCTGATAAATACGACAAGATTAAATCTATTATGGGCTATCTTGCTGGAGCTTTTTTGGCCTTACTTTATATTAAATTTGGCTCTTCAATGACCTCAATGCTAGCCGTCGCGGGTCCTTGGGGTCCTGTTATACACCTACTAGGTCCTTTTGGTGCTTTTGCTGCAGGATATATGCTCATTAAATTCTATTTTTAATATGTTTAAATCATTACTCAATATAACTAAAAACGCTGCAGCATTTCTGCAAAACGGTGTTACACCTCCAGGAGTTTGTCCAGAAAAGAATCCTGAAATTGCAAACACTAATCATTTAACAAGTAAAAAGTTTTTTGCAGCTTTTTCAGGTTTTATCATATTAGCAATATTTTATATCTCCAGTATAGGTTTACTATTTCTTTTAGATCATGATCCCGCTTTACTAGCCGTGTATCCGACTATATTTACAAAAACAGTCGAGGTATTTGCAGCGATAATGGCTGTTTACTTAGGAGGGCAGGCAATTGTGGATGTTAAGTACAACAGTACCAGCAATGCTTCTTTAGATGCTAAAGTTGAAGTTGTGGATATTACTGAACGTAAGATTACAAACGAAAAAGAAGGCGACTATACACTGGAGATTGAAGATGAAACTAAATGATAAAGGTATTGAGTTTATTGTTAATGAGGAAACAGGTGGGAGAGCCTATTATGAGAAGGTATATAAGAGCACTTTTACCTGGCCAGGAGGAGCATCTGGTCCAACAGCCATGGTGGGTATTGATATTGGCTATTATACTGAAGAAGAAATCGATAGAATCTTTAAACCATTAACGGATAGCGCTGAGCTATCTTTAATCCGTGGCGGAAGAGGGTTGAAAGGCTTTTTAGCAAAAGAATACACCGTTAAACTTAAAGGTATTACGTTTACCTGGGAAGAAGCTATTCAAACATTTAAAGAATTTATTCTTCCTAAATTTACAAAACTTACAGAAAGAGCTTTCCCAGGAGTGTCTGAACTGCATGAAAACGCACAAGCAGCCATGGTTTCTCTTGTATTTAACCGTGGGACATCTTTAAAAGGGGCGTCTAGAGTTGAAATGCTAGAATTAAAAAATATTATAGCTTCTAATAAAGACTACAAAGCTATGGAAGCTCAGTTTAAAAGTATGAAAAGGCTCTGGGACAAAAATAGTGGTCTTGTAGGTCGCAGAGACAGAGAAGCTGCCTTATTACTCATGGCATAACGCGTAACTAGTCGCGCTCACCTTCATTATCTTCTCCATCCTCTACGTCGAGGCTTTCTTCTTCTTTTAAAGCCATATTTTTCATATGCTTTTGAATTGCATCTACATGTAGCTCAGCAAAATTTACTATCCCAAGCTTTATTACAGGATTATCATAAGCTTCGTGAGCATATAGCTCCCCTTTTTCGTTACACACCAGAAGCATATACCCTCGTGTATATTCTCCCAATTGGTTCAAAAAACTTTTTGGTAATATAAATCCTCGGGAGTTTTGATTGTCTTCCATATGTACATATAAGTATACTAAACCTAATAGCTAAAAAAAAGGAAAAACCCCGAAGGATTTTCCCTTTTCTTTGTTATTTTTTTTTGACTACAGTCAAAAGATTTCAATAAACTCAGCAACTGCCGCGCTACTCAAGGGTCTCAATATTTCATAAGAACTAACTCTGTTCTTAGCATGATACTCCCAGGTGTTAAATTTTTTATAATATTCAAACGCCCATTTAGTCTCCAAAGGAGAGTTTTTGTTCGTCAACGTTATAGGTATATTTAACTTCGCAAATACTTTAGCTATAGGATATTTTTTAAATTTAGCGTACAGTTTCATTACTTTTTTCCTAATTTCTGTAGGTAAATTACCAGGAGAAACAATTTCTTTTTGAGTTTTTTGATATTTTTGTCCGTTACAGAAATTAAAATCTATAAAATCTTCAAAAAATTTTGAATTGAATTGATAGCTTTCGCCCACATGCTTGATTGCTGCCGCAGCTAAGGCAGTTTTTCTAACGTGGCTATTCCCTAGTAGTAGTATTGGAGATATTTGCTGGTTGTTGTTCTTTGATTTTTGCACTTAGTAAAATTATTTGCTTTTGAGCTTCGATCAATTTTTCAGATAATATAGATATCTTTTCTTTTTGCAGGAGATCTTTTTCTCTATATATGTCACGAACATCCACATTTTCCTGACTTACATATTTCCTGATTCCTCCAATACCTATACAGGTAAAAAATAAGCTAGCTGCGACACAGAAAAAAACCACACCCGTGTCGGTCATTGAAGCTGTTACACCTAATGCGCCTGTAACTAAAAACAATATAGATAGTTTCATAAATTTACCAGACAGGCAGAGTTTAATCTACCTGTCTGGATTTTTGTTTGTTGTTTACCTCTTCTTCTTATGTGGGCCTAAAAGAGCCCATTGCTCTCCGGGGCTATTTGCGGGGAGCCCCCTTATGTCTGGCCCAACCATCCAGCTTGCCATACATCCGTCTTTGATTTTTACGGTTACCCAGCCGTATTTTTGGTGCACTTGTTGTTCTGTTAATGTACCAAACGCCTGATCGGTTCTTATAGCGTCTAGGCTTGGAACTATGTCCATGTACTGTCCGTCTTTTTCCCTTCTGAGAGATATAACACGCCCAGCGTCATAAACAGTTTGGTCAATGTCCTGTCGTTGCACGTAGGCTACTTTGCCTATATACCCTTCAGGGATCTTGATAGCAAACATTTCTTCCGGCCCTGCATATGTCGTCACTTTTCTCACGTCAGCGGCAGCCTCGAGAAATAAGGCGAACTGCTGTGTGGTTTCGACCAGTTTGCCCCGCCGGTCAATGAGACCTGCGGTAGGCCTCGATTTTGTTGCCGGCGCAAAGCGCGCAGGATCATAGTTTGCTGCTCCTAGATATGCCTCATTTCTGCGATTTAACTCAGACCTGAAAGCTTTTTTTATTTTATCTGATAGGTTTTCTGCCGTTGCCTCAGGTAGAGATTCAGTCTCAGCTTCACAAGGCTGTTTTTTTATTTTTTCTCTTTTTTTCTCATAGGCCTTTACGATCTCTTCATCAATACCTACCAGTAGACGTTCGCAATACTCTTTTTGTTGTTTGTTTTTGATTTCTTCTTCTAGCTTAGTGGGGATGTCGATATGTACCATATTTTTTTGGTTTAGTAGGTTTAAAGAGAGTAGCTTGCACAAGCAAAGCATCTCAATATATTATACCAATTATTCCTCAAAATATACTGGGGTTGTTCTCTTCAGGTAATGGGCCATCGGCTCTATAGCATAACCTAATGTTTTGTCTGAATCTCTCAGCAATACTCCACCTTCGCCATCATATTGCGAAGCTTCAGATATAGCCATTAATGCTCCTCCAGAATAGAACGCCACGCATTCTACATCTTCGTTTTCAAATAGCATTACAGCATTTGCATACAGATCTGTCTTGATAAACAGCCTATAAAAGAACAGCTTGCCTACAGCTATAGTATCTTTGGTCGTACCTATCCGAAAGGAAGCATCCTTTACGCTAGCCTCTATCACTGGATGCTCTTCACCAAGATCTTTTAGGTATGCTTTAATACTGTCCGACACTATCTGTTTTTTAACTCGATAGTGTTTTGCTAATGCTTCGCAAACTCTTACTTGTACTAGTGTCATTCTTCGGGTGGATATTGGTTTTCTGCGTCTTTTCTTAATTTATCCAAGAAGTTTTCGTATTTATTAACCACAGGTCTAACTAACCTGCGTAACTTCCACTCGACATCGCGTATAGCGGAGAATATTCTCCAACTATACGTACTTCTAATTTTATCCCAGCGCTGTTGATGCTTTTGTATTTCGGCTTCTTTATTAGCCATGTTTGTTTTCTCTAATTTTACTAAAGAAACTTCGGCTAGCTGCCCATTCAATATATGCCCTTCAAACTCAATCCATACTTCATCTTCACCAATATGGCGAACCATGTCATAGAAATTGATGTAAGCATTTAGTTTTTCGCAACTCTCGTCAGGTAGTCTTTCATGGCGAATACCAAATTTGCATTCTGGATCTTCAATATATTCGTGCACCTCCCGCCATACCTTGTGGTCTTCTCCTATCTTGTATAACCACATAAAGTTTTCCAGATCTTTAGTCTGAAAATGCAGACAATCCTCTACGTCTGCACGCCACTCTTTTTTTAACAATTCCTCTCCTTCTAGGAGAGGTAAAATTATACTTTTATGAACTAATATTGTGTCAAACATTCCCATATTTTATAAGTGCTTAAATTTAAATTGCTGCTTCGTGGTTAGCCGATCTGCTGCAGCTACAGACTGAAATTAGCGATTACCTTCGCTTCGGCAAGGCACTCACGACTTACCTTTTTTGCCTCTACCCTATCAGCAAAATTTTAATAATTACCTGGAGCCACCTGAAATACAGTTAAGCCCATTTCTCTGAGATGATCTACTACTTGCTGCCTATCGTCAAGAGCAAATTCAATGTAATAGTTAGGAAGAATCTCATGCCTAAGAATTTCTTCTTTAACCAAGCTGTCTTTGCGGTTGTCTCCAGTAGGACGCATATATAGCATGTACCACGGAGCAAACACATCAACGTTACAGACTTCTTTAAGCCATTTATCTGTTTGCGGTCTGAAAGAGTCTTCTCTCCCTGTAAGGAAGATTAACCTATAGCCAAACTGACTTAGTGCTTTTATAGCATTAAGCACAGGCGGATTAGGTTTATCGGTATCGCACCGCTCAATATCAAATGCAGCTCTATTGTGTATGGCTAATGTACCATCTAGATCTACCAGGATAGCTTTTGTTTTACCTGGCGTCTGTACCACCTTTTCTTTCTTTGGTAGTACATACTTTTCGTACATATCAATGATGACTTTATCTGGTACGCTGCTATCTCTCTTTCTGTTTCTCTCAAGACATACATCAAGAGGAACATCGAAGTCTTTTACCTCAAATTCTGCATTCCAATCCTCAGCGATTTCCTGGATAGTGGTTACATGTTTTGCGGCAAAGTTCGTATCATCAACGATAACATCATAATTATGATTAATTGCCGATATGATGATACTGTCGCGAATATCTAGTACTAGCTCTTCGTTTTCTTGACTCCACTGACTGTTATGGAGCATTGCACGCAAATCATCTTTGTTTACCCTAGAGGTTTTAGGGTTCCTACTAATGTAATCTTTGGCCCATGTGCTTTTACCTGAGGCCGGCAGACCTCTCAATACAATAATTTTACTCATATTACTACGTCTTCTCCTAGAATGTTTCTGAATTTGATGGTATTGTTGAACCTCGGTATTCCATCAGTACTGAGGTTTTGATACTTTACAGTAGCGTATAACCCTAGAAGCAATTCGCGGTTTTCCCACAGATGCTGAAGATATTCGACTCCTCCTACAGGAACAGAGTCAAATTCTTTACCATCTCTGGTGGTTAATCTAAGCGTGATACAGCCCTCTCTGTTACCTTTGCCTTCTTTATAGCCAACAATCAAGAACTCTTCGTCCACAAAATCTTTACGCTTCAGCAGATACTTGGTCCTTTTCTGTTGGTAGGGAGCATCCGCTCTAATCATCTGCCCCTCATAACCGTCAACCATATACCATTGATACTCTTCATTCAGCTCTTCCCTATTCCAAATCATTTTGGTTTCGACTAGCTTTAAATGTTCGCTGTCTTTAGGAATCATTACACTCAGATCAAGATCTCTCGTTTTAAATATGAGGTCAGCGAGATCTTCGGATGGTACATAGTCATAAACGTGATACTGTACCATTTGCTTACATTTCTCAATGTCTTCGGCCGTAGCTTTAGGTTGCTTGACAATACTCACAATCTCCTCAAAGTTATCTTTTAACTTATGTGAGTACATTTCACCGTCAAACGCCTGCACTGTTGGATACTTATCAAAGATAGGCTGTAACGCGTCTCTGATATGTTGAAGCGTTGTGAACGGCTTCCATTTACGGCTAAATGCTCCTTGTCTTGTGACAATACAGCGCAAACCGTCGAGCTTAGGCTGAGAGTACACAGGAAACTCTATCTCTGTGCGATAGTCTTCATAGTTCTTGGCGAGCATAGGATCTATCCTATCATCCACTACATCAATATCATTGATGTCTTCTACATAACCTTCGTCTTTCTTCTTCTGCCATCTAGCCTGTGCCTCTCTTAATGCCTGCTCGTTTGGTGTCGTGGCATTCTTTCTGCCCACGTTTTTACCAGCACAATTTGTTTTTGCGCTAGTAACTTTCTTGCCATCTGTCTGGCCGCTTACAGTCCAGAAAGAACCATACTCAGAGAAGATAGTCCACTCTTGCGTGGCTCCTGTCGATGTCAGCTTATACAGTGTTGCGAGTTTATTCATTTCTGTGAATTGTTATTTTTCCGTTTTCAATTATGATGTAATGGTTTAGATGCGTATCTATGTTGAAGTTATAGCTTACGCCTGGAGCTAGATGATATTCCAAACCTGTGTCAAGAGTACCCTTATCAGGGGCTATGGCTGAGCCATTACCGTCCATGATTTGAGGATTCTGAGTAGGAGTATGCCCTACAATCTGACTTATCTGAGGGTGAGGTCGAAACTCAAGGTTCCAATCCAGCCAGGTTATACCTCCTACAGGCATATCTCCTCTCCTGGCTCTGCCTGCCTTAAGGATTGGCAGGTACCCCTCAACCATAGGATCTCCCTCCATGCGAAATAGAGTTCCCATTGTTTCGTGACATAGGTCTAAAACACGTTTAGAAGAAATATTACCAGATTTTGTAGCGAAGTGATATCTACTAACTCCTGCATGCGAAAGAATAATATCTTTCTTTTTAGCGTATTTAATTCTATAGGCCAACATTAATCTAGCCCGCTGCAGCTTATCTTTAAACACCTCTTGAATAATTATTAATTTATCAAAGGTATTACCGCTGCATGTGAGTCTATCATATGTCTCAGGAAACAGATATGGAACGTCATGGTTACCCATAAGCCATATAAAATTGTCTCCTAGCTCTTCATACAGATCCAAAATATACATGGCTGTACGCATACTGTCTTCTGGAGTATCGTGGAAATTATCAAACCAGTCTCCTAGAGAGATCAGCTTATCAAACTTGTTGTTCTCTACTATTCTTTTTACTTTGTCCAATTTTTGATGGACATCAGGTATTATTAGGTATCTCATTTTCTTCGTTTTTTAAATATTCGGCCCACTTGACCATTACGTCTCTTGGGACATTACGTACTGTATGCCATTCTCCGATACTTTCAAGATATTCTGTAGCGTCTTCAACGCTCATGCTCGCTCCTACTTGTAGTTGATTCATTGTTTTACGTTGTTTGTGTTTGGAAACCATTCACTGAAATTATTGATGGCAGCTCTGAATATGTGTGGAATAGCGCACAAATGTTCCCATGTCTTGTGCACTTCAGGGCTATCTGACATATCATGCAATGGACACTGCGTCCGTTGCGTAAAAATCCCTCCAAATTTATTTAATTCTAAATACGCTAACTGGCTCCAATAACAGGTTTCTTTGGGTGGAGCATCTTGCACATACCTGTATTTCTGGTATCTTACTTTAGTAGAGTCCAGTATTTGCATATTTGCTCTCCAATACTTTTTATCTTCGTGCACAGGGTCTATGAAGCACACCAGCTGTCCTTCTTGAGCACTCCAAAATTCGCGGGTAAGCTCATGGGGTTCACAGTTAAGCCTGTTAGTCATACTAAGCTTTCTGGTGCATCCTTTATTTTTAAAATAGATTTTAAACATTTTTTAATTTTTTCTTAAGTTGTTCTTTTCCTTTGTGGATTAGAAAAGTAATACGATTAGAGTTGCTGTTAAGTTTTATTGCCGCATGTCTAGGTTTTAATCCATTAAAATACACCGCAAGCATGGCCTCCTTTTGTTTAGGAGGCATGTTTTCTATGATTCCTCTTAGTTTTTTAATTAACTGATTTAGCTCTGCTTGATAGGTTGGAGTATCCATATCGCAACTACCTGCAACTATTTCTAGATTGGTAAGATTACCCAAAGGGTCACTATCATGCTCGCTCAAGTCGCTCAACGTAAAAGAATCACGATAGTTTGTACGTTTATTTTTTTTCTCTAGATCTTTAAGCTGTAATTTGTCTCCTTCAATCAACAGGAAATTACGTGCAGGGTTAGTGGTCATAAATCTTACATGATTTTTATAGCAGTTTTTGGCAATACTTAATAAGTATTTTTCCAGATAATCTAGATTGTCCCATGCGTCAAATTTTGATTTAAAAAAACGTATAAAAGTTTTTTGCGTCAAATCTTCTGCGTCTTGTACATGCCTGATTTTCTTTAGAATATACGCAAAAACAAGTTTATTATATTCAACGTAGGCTTTAGAAAATTCTTCTTTTTTATTCTCGTTTTTCATTTTTACTTTTAACTTCAGGTATTATAGTGAAAATTTCTTGAGCAATATTCGGCATGTCCATCATCAATTCTACATACATATTTACAGTAGATCTGCCTAGATTGGCCTTCATACACCCAAACATTTCTTTTTTCCTGCCTGTTCTGATTGTCTCATCGCAACCAAGTAGTTTCATTTCATATGTGCAATTCCTTGTGAAAAAATTGACCTCAGCGATTCTTAATAAAGCATCTGATGATGTGTAATATTTATTTACAAAATCGTATTTTTGTATTTTTCCTACTGTACAGAAGTCATTCACAAAAAAACTTCCAGATGCCCTGTAGCCTCCGTATAATTTTACAAGCCTAAGTACAGCAAATTTTTCAACGGTAGGTAAATCTGAGTTAAACATTTGTCTGCATAGCTCAGAACCAAACATAATCGCTGTGGGTGAGTAAGCGTCGTCTACCATTTTATTATTTTGTTCTGGAGGTTTGCGTTTATTTCTAAACCAAACTTCTGCCGTTTTGTTTTTATTCCAAAAGTAATACATAAAAAAAACTCCAGCACCTGTTAGAGTGCTGGAGTGCTTGTTGTTTGTTAATTTGACTGCTACTCTTCTTCTCCTGTCCCAAATATCTGCGTCCACTCAGACTCAGTAATTCCTGACTTTATGAATTCCCTGTCTCCGGGGGAGATATTCGGGAAAGCATTCTGTAGAAGTGCACCTTTATGGTACGCAGCTAACTGATCTTCTGTGACGGGAATATCAACAGTGTTAATTTCCCCCGATATAGGTGATTTTCTGGTAATAAGCATATTTGATAAATAAGTACTGCAATATATTATACCAATTTATAGACGTATTATTTTTTACCTCTAATCATTTTGCAGATTTCTTCTGCAGGATTTCTAACTTTGACAACATATTCGTCAAAGCCTATATCAATAACTGTATGCGAAAATTTAAAACTTTCAGTTTTTTTGTCTACGGTGTAGATCTCTTCCATAGTATAGATTTTATCCGAAGCTAGATAGATATAGTCCTCGTCGTTAGGTCTACTAGTGTATTTAATAAGTTTAAGAATCATATTATAGTTCAAATGCAGCTATTGTGTGCTCGAATGGGTTATCCTCAATATCCTTCACCAATGAAAGCATTTTTTCAGCAATCTCACATATCTCTTTTTGTGCGTCTGGGCTGTTCCTGAGCTTTTGGAAGTGCTGAAAGGATCTCCAATTAAACATAACATCAGATTCAATCTGGCTATTGTACAGTTTGAAGAACCTGGCACTTTCTTTGGCTCTCTTGCGTCCATACACCTTTTCAAGATCCTTTATTGCTGCATGATAAAAGATGTTCATCTCTTGAGATTTATCATTAAGCAAATCTCCCCAAGTATCATATGGCTGCAACCCGTGCTGCACATCTATAGTAGTACTATAGAATTCCTTAGGAATATAGAACTTATCTTCTTTTAATTCTTTATATCTGGCTGACTCAGCGTTCAGTGAAACACCCACTCTATGCTTGAGCAGATGAATGTGACTTGCTATCTCGCAGTTTACCAGGAAGTGGAGACTGCTTTTCTCAAAAGGTGTATGGTGTCCTGCGTTAGCAAGATCCTTTAGCATCTTTGGAATTCTAGCTTTCTTTTCCTCTGATAGACTTCTACTCGTGCTAGTCCATGCGCTGCAGGCATGGAGCGTATCACTGCCATAATATCCAATTAATTCTACTGTATTTTTCATTTAACCTTTCTTCATGTCGTATGGTTGATTCATTACTTTTAAGCTCCACCAGGGCTTCTGTAATACTAATGACCTGACTGGTGATACAGGCCTGATAACAATACCTTCTGCATTAGTTCGGCCATGATCGTATTTTGCATTATTTGCTATCTCTTGCAATTCTTCTAGAGTAGGAGAAGTTTCAGTAAATTTAAACACCGTCAGCTCTTCCACATGAGGAATTTGATTTTCTCTACAAAAGGTTTTTAATGTATCCCAGCTTAACCATTTATCGTGTTTAATATCCTTCATCAGGAAGGCGAAAAATGTAAGCTCAGTCAGCTTCATAGGATTACCTTGAATTCCGGGACCGCAAACTTCTCCCTGCAACGCAGTATTATCACCAAATTTTAATAGCTTTTCATGCAAGCTATACTTTTTGGCTACCTGCCAGAAAGCATTCCCCTCTGTCTCTTTTAGCTCAAGGTTTCTAGAGCATACTCGAAACTCGCCGTTTTTAGCTATAAATGTGCCACTGCTACCGTCGCATTTAAGAGTAATAACAAACTCTTGGTTTACAAGTGGAGATAGACGAGCTTCATTGAGGGCATTAGGCTCGGATCTAACATTAAATTCATCCGTTTTTGAGATAATGCCAGTTGGAAAATTACCTGCAGCATCTCCTGCTATAGAAGCTGCTGCAGGCGCAACCCATTTCTCAATACCTAATAGTTCGCTGACTTCATCTCCTTCATTAAAGCTATTACCTACAACACTCATAGGTAGCAGGAGTCCTGCACTATACTGCCCTTTTAACTTAACAGTTTTTAACCTTACTTTATCATCACCCTGATACGCTCCATCTAAAAATTTTTTAGGTACAAGAGTGTCAGGAAAAATCATTACAACAAGATCGCCTACACTGTGTAGATATTTTTGAGTAACTACTTTCCACCCCAAGACTGTAGCTGTTTCAATTCTGTCTGCGCCTTCTATTGGAGCTAGTTCTAATACTCTGGCTACTACTGCGTATTTTTCCATAATCTTATTTATTGTAGTTTTCGTCATTATGATCCCAACAGAATACAACATTATCGTATCCTCCTAGTTCATCTTGCAGATTATGACTAATCACTCTTTCCCATATCCAATACCTGTTAGCTAATCCAGCCCCCAATTTTGAGATGTAAAATTTATGTGTAGGATTGTTTTTAATATGTGCAGATAATTGATCTAACTGATCGAAAAAAGGTTTAGCATATTCTTCGGGTGTAAAACATGCACCCTGATTATTTGTAGGCTCTTTTTTAGTTACAAACCCTATAGCTCTAGGATGATTGCGAAGTTTTGCTGCACCACCCAAACCTATTCTTTGTGCATTATCTCCATAAACAAAAAATGCGTTAGGTTCGTTATTTAATATTTCTTCAGTTACAATAATGCTTTTATACGTAGCAGGCATATTAAATTTTATTTTTAATTTTTTCGTATTTAGTTAACCAATTAGGGTCATGTATTCTAGTTTTTGCTTCTTCTAAAAGGTCTATTATTTGTGACCTGATAGCATCAACTTTATTGTTGTTAGTCGCTAAATTTTGCTCGTCCGGGTATGGAAGATCAGTATGAATTACTTTGGCCAGCAGCTCATCTGCAGCATCATCTTCCATAAAATTATGGGCTTGATTGGGGCGGCCCAAAACGGGAATTTCTTCTTCTTCTTCTTCGTTATACATAGTTTAGAGTGTTTAAAGTTTTTATTTTTAATTCTTCAATTGTTCCATCATTTATTATGGTAAAATCTGCAGTTACATCGTCTTGTCCATATTCACTAATATGCTGATGTGCGATTTCTAATTTTAAAGAAGGACGCACAATTCTAATTATTATACCTTTTCTGTAATTTTTAATATATTGAGCTTCATTGATAAATCTTACGTCTGTAAAAACGTAGGGCATATCTTCTTTTAAGCTGGCTGCGGTTTTGTTGACCCAGGTGTCCACAGAATACTCTCTGAACGCCATACCTACATCTTGTAGTAATTTTCTACCCCTTAAATCTTTTTTGCCGTCCCATCCTAATTCTTCGCATGTTTTTTTTAATGCTAAAGCAAAACTAAGTCTATTGTACGGCATACTAGCGCATATTATATCAGCCACAGTGTCTTTACCGCTACCCGCTAATCCTATAAGCCCTATATCTAAAAATTTATTCATAACTAGTCTCTATTTAAAATTATGATTATTAAGAAAACAATTAAAATTATAATCATTTTGCCTCCATTACTATTTCTTTGTCTGTATATAAATTTCTTACCATTTTGTTATTTAAAGGATGCTCAAACTCATAGAAAGGTTCTCTAAGAGTGCCGCCTTGCTCATTTATTTCAAACTTTCTAACACATCTAGCTATTCCAAAATATGAGCCTTCTGGCTGCTTTTCGTCTGTATAATCTATATAATAGAATTTTCCTATAACTGGTTTCATTTTTTTCTAGTTCTTAATTTTATTCCTATATATGTTCCCGCAAATGCGCCAAGTGCTGCAGGAATAAGAAGAGTATGATTTGTGGTGTAATTTATTACGGCTACACAAGCAACGCAAAACACAATTACCGCCCAACAGCTGGCCCTGAGTGCATGATCTGATTGCACGGCTTTTAAATAATAAGTATAGAATATGTCCGTGAAGAACAGAGATAAAAATGTAATCAACCAGTCAATCATAATAAAAATGGCTCCAAGACCTGGACTCGAACCAGGAACCGTTCGGTTAACAGCCGAATGCTCTACCATTGAGCTATCTTGGAATAAAAGTGAGCCTCGAGTGGGAATCGAACCCACAGTAGCTTTCGCTGCTGGTTTACAAAACCAGTCCTTTACCATTCAGGGCATCGAGGCATTTAAAGTGTGGGCAGTGATGGACTCGAACCATCGGTCTCCGAAGAGGGGAGATTTACAGTCTCCTGCAATAGCCGCTATGCGAACTACCCATTAAAATTATCTAGTACTCTCCCAGTGTCACACCACTTCCCAACTGTGGCCATAAGGTGGACCCTCAATCAGACCTAGGCGGCATGGAGCCACCGGCAGGTGTCGCTCTCCAATTGGAGGAGAAATTGGTTGCGGGACCAGGAATCGAACCTGGGACTGGAGCTTATGAGACTCCTATTTTACCACTTCACTATCCCGCGATTAAATGTTAAAGATCGAAAATTGTCTAGTCTCTCCCAGTGTCACACAACTTAGTCGACCGAATATTCCGGTCCAAACACCCCGCTATACGCAGTGTGGCATGTGTCGCAATCTCAGCAGGATTTACAGGCTGCTACATTCCAATTACAGCCCAACCTACTACCATTGGGTTCGTGGTTACTGAGAAATATTATTTTTCTCCACTAAAAAAGAATATAACTCCTCTGCTCTATTTATGATTTCTTCAGTTGTGGGATACCCGTCTCTAATGAAATCGAACTGCGCTTCAAATAGTGACGCTTTATTATTTTCGTCTGCGCTAAGACGAAAAGTATCCATAACCTGATGAAATCTATGTGTTAGATCTTCCCTGGCCATAGCTAAAACATCTAATTTAATTTCTTGTGTAGTTTTATTCATATTTTTTAATTTAAATATCGTCGTCTTCTAACAATTTTTTGTACTTTTGTTGAGCTAAAACTAATCCTTCTGGTGTGTATTCGTACACTCCAGGAATTTCTGTAGGTACAACAAAGCCTTCCATAATTAGATACTGAATAGACTTTTTAGCACGTTTTTCCATGTCTGCAAACATTTTTTGTATAGCTTTATGCTGTTTATCGTGCAAGCTCTGCCGTCTTTCATCTTCTGATTGACTATCAAAAGATTCATCATCTTCATCTTCTTCGTTGTTCCAATCATACTCGTCTTGTTCGTGCATATTATTTTTCTAGTACGTAGCTCCAATAGCGGCTGTCATTATAACCCTGTTTGTTATCCCAATACAAGCATCTAGCTATGTATGAAGGTACATTCCACATGGTACACATGTCAACCCAGTGTTGCTCTATACTTTTATATTGTTTTGCATCTTTTGTTTGATTTAGACCATAAGCTTGAAACATATGAGTGTCAAGACATGTTATTTTAGCTTTATTAGGATAACACATCTCTATTGCAAAACTTGTTTTTGCAGGACCTAGGCCTAGAATATCTTCTTGTAGTCTATCTCTGAATTCAAGCCAAGTCTCACTGTTTGTTTTTTTATACTTTGAAGGATTTTGCCAGAACTTATGAGCAAATTCAGTTAGATACTTCAGCCTATTCAGCTGCATACCTACCCGACTATTCTCAAGTCTAGACAATAAATCTTCTCCTTTATTTAGCCATAACCACCAATCTTTAATAGCCAGGTAGCCAACAATGTTCGACTTCCAGGAGGTATGTACACTCATGAAAGCGAAAAGCCATCGCTGAAAAGCCTCACTGTCATTATTAGGGGCTACGTGCTGCCAATAGTCTTTATATGGCTGCACCTGCTTATGATCAAGCGTCAAAAAGAAATTTTCTACTTGATTATAATTTATAGTTCTTTTTGGTGCTGGTAGTACATTGTAAGAATTATCCCAAAACTCTGGATGCACTAATTCAGCAGTATGATCTATATTTTCTAACTTTGCTTTTTCGTAACCTGTTAGAAAATTAAGTTGTTTCATTCATAATTAATATTAGTTTTATAATTGATTGATTTCTCTTCTTCTCAGAAACTCTGCAATCAGAAGTCCGTCTGCGTCTTTTTTGATATCTAATTCTGGAAATAACCTTTTGCCTATGTCGAGACTGGCTTTTTTTAACTCATCGCTTCCCTTGATATTTTTTGGAAGCAATACTTTTTGCCATTCTTTACTGTCTACATACTCGTATCTTAAAGAGTGCTGCTCAATGGCTATGAGTGTAGACTCTAGCGCACGAATTGCTGAAAGTGAAGCGTTGAATCTGGTGCTGTTAATCATAGGCCTTTCAAGTCCTACAAGAAACTTATCTCCCAAGTGCTTAGCTTGCAGTTTCTCAAATATCTCACACAAGGCCGAAAAGTCTATTCTTGAGATGTTCTTGGCCTCCTTGGTGTAGCTTAACTCTTTTTTAATAGGTAGCTTGATGAGTTCAGCGTGCCTATCGCTAGACACTACACCGATACCCTGACTGGTTACGCCGTTGTCAAATCCAATAAATATCATAAAATAGTTTTGTTAGGTAGAGGGATTGGACCTCTAGCTAACATATGTACACAACTCAGACTAAACTGTCTAGAATTTCCATTACTTTATCGTAATTTTTGTGTTTTGCGTTTCTGACTGCAAGATTGTTCTTCAGCCATCTAGCGTCGTCGTTATGCTTCACAGTTTTCCGATAAGCTGGAAGATCCATCTTAGCTATCAGTTTTTCTATTTCAGCTAGCTTCTGTAAGTAACTGTTAGTCATCTTAACATTTACAAACTTAACCGATTTAAATCTCGGGTATTGAGTTTAGATAACGCTGTAGCAATCCCCACATTATAACAAAAGGGATCTTTTTTCGAGCATTCGCTGGATAGACAGATATACTCCTGGTCTTTCATATGTATCGTAATATGTGTAAACCCACCCTTAGGCTGCAGCTTGTAGTGCGGGCTATGTCTAAAGGTAGAGGGCACAACAAGCTCTCTTACACCCCTATGCAACCCCATAAAAAAAGCATTAGGAATATATAGTGCATATCGGAGATGTCTTATTCTAACCTTAAACCCAGCGGATGTCAGTTTATCTATTGTGACGCCATTACTGCTTACTGTGTGAGTTTTACGTGAAAGCCTTTCCTTGTATGGCCAAGACCATGACTTTCCTGTAATTTTATCAGTTTTCACAAAGCAATTAGTTTGCTCGTCAAATACTGTATTGTACCACGCGATTTCTTTTTTACTCATAATCTGTAACCAACGGTTCGACTTCTAATTCACTTACACGTTTACGCCTAGTTTTGTTTACTTTTTCAATTTCCATCTCAAGCTGAGGATCTGGCATATCGGGAATACCAAAGGCCTTACGGATTATCTCTTTGGCCTCGCTGCTGTTTTTGATCACAAACCCTAGATCTTGCTCACGAAATTTCTTTTCCGTGTCAATATTGAGTATCTGCTGTTCTCCCTCGATATCTAGTGTGAACGGCACTTCAGGAGTTTTCCATGTATACCAACCACCAGTCTTCCCTACTAGCGCAGGATAATGCTCGCCAAGTAGGCGCACAAGAGGAGAATACCAATCAATGCCCCCATTGATATGGATGTCAAACTCGATCTTCTGGCTATTACCCTCACGGCCAAGCTTGTTTCGCTTGACTGTAAGTGTATGAGTAGAGCCTGCCTTGCGCTTTACTCCCATGTGATCTTCTTCGAGGTTATCTTTGATGCGGGCCACCTTGAACTGGTAGGTAGAATTGAAGCGTTGAGCTTCACCGCCAATTAATGCTTCGGGCTTCTCAGTACCAAAGCCTGCCATACCTCCAATTTGCTCTTTGAGCTGATTGGTAGCAACAAACACCATGTTCTCACACTCTAGATAAGGAATAATATTCCTATAGAATGCACTCATGAGTTTGGCGTGCTCGCCCACTTTTGTCTGACCAATAACATCCTGATCGCGCTCATAGTCAGTACTAGCACCTGCAATACTGTCTAGAGCAATAAGGATAGGAGTCTTACCATCACTATGCTTGGCATAGTTCTGGATGATGATCTTACACAAGGTAAGAGCTTCCTCAAGACTCTTGGGATTATGATAAATCACATGCTTTGGATCTACTCCCTGCAACTCCATATATCTGAAGTCCGGGGCGTTCTCGGTCTCAATCCAGAACATCTTTCCTCCAGCCTTCTGGAATACTTTAGCCAGGTCGAACAATAGCGTTGTCTTGGAACAACCTTTCTTGCCATAGAGCAGATAGCACCGACCGTAGGCCATAAACCTACGGTCGAATGCGTACTCTAGTAGAGGGTTATCCAACACAATGCCTGTAGGCGGCAATTCCTTGTCCGCCGTATTCAATTCAAGATTAACAGCTTCAGACTTGAATGTCTTACCGAAGTTTTTTTTGATTGAGTTTAGGTATGTGTCTATATCCATATTTTATTTAGTCTTGGTTGATGAACTTAAGCGCGTCTGCGCGACTCAGCTTGCCTGCCATCGGATTTGGTGGCAAGGAAGAAATGTCCGCAACTGCAGGAGCATTAACTGGCGCTACTGGCGCTGTCAATGATACTCTTGGAATTTCCACAGCAGCCACAGGTGCAGGCGCTGAGGTCACAGCTTTAGCGATTTCCATCTTGGGTCTAGCAGGAATTGGAGGCAGCTCTTCAGCTTGAGGTTGTTGCGTAATCTGCTTCGGGGATACATTGAAGCTGGCCGTGCTAGTTTTGCCAAGACCAGGATAGCCGTTCATGCAATCATCAAACACATCAGCAGAGTACATTTCACGAAGCTTTGCAATGATCTCTTCTTTCGGTTTAATTACGAAGATCTCGTCAAGGTTATAGAGATAATCGCTATCAGCAAGCTGCTCAGGCAATTGTACAGGAGAATTGCCTTCAACTTGTACCATCCAAGGATTTGCGCTGTTTTCCTTCAGCTTTACAAACACAGGAATGCAGCGATCAGGATCATTGATAGGATTGCGAGGATTTCCACGCATATCCTTACCTTCAAGCCAGTTCATTAGTGTGTCAGCGCCATTCCTTAACGGCAAATCCAGCACATGAGCTCCGGCAGGGAGATTCTGAGCAAACGCCACATTGTACACTACACGCTCGGTCGCGCGACCGAAATTAGGGTACTTCTTGAATTTGCGACCATTCACTTCAGTATCTGTAACCTTCGCCTCTTCAGGATACAAGATCTTGAAGTTGTTTGCGAAATACTCTGCAGGGTCGTTAGCCCTGTTGGCTACGTAGTATTTTTCCTTGAAGTTAGTGCCGAAGTTATCGCGGATTATGATCTTCTTGTACCAGATACCATTACCAGCAGAGTCGGCTTTGTATGCTGGTAGGAAATACAGATATGCACCTTCCTGGTTATTGGTCTTGTTGAATACTGCTCTACGCACATTGTCTTGTATGTATGGAGTTGCGGATACGGTGAGATTGAGTTCTGAGCCTTCGAATTTTAGTGAGGGTCTGATGATAGCCATATAGTTGTATATTTGTTAGTTAGTTAGTGTGTTGTTTGCTGATGTTTTTACTTTACGTGTTCTTCTAGATTTGTGAACCATTTAAACTTTGCTGATATCTTTATATTTAGCTTTTTTAACATACCAAAGCACTGGTCGTAAGCACAAAACAGCGCTATTTGTTTTTGCTTTTTTGCTTTATAGCCTTTGATGATAGCCATAAGCAACTCTTTGTTTAGCTCCCAATCATCTTTCCGAATATCTACAATAAGACATATTTTGTCAAGCAGCCCTAGCAGATATTTTTCTGCAATATCTTTTTGAGCTTGAGCATCATTATTTTTGTTTGCATCCATTAAACCATGAACACAGATTTAAACGTCTGCTGTCCCCTCAGTTTATTAAGAAACGCCTGTACCATCATACCTGCAACGATGGTTGGAAGAGTGTGGCTAATATTCTGCTCTTTCTCGTAAGCAAGCAGGCAGCCTCCCTCTTCTTGAGAATCATCGATGTAAGGCTCTAGAGCAGGCTTAAGCATATCAGATGTGAATAGCGCGCCCTGCCTGCTTGTACACCTGCCGTCGATCCAAAATACTTTATCTTTACCTACTTTCCAGCCATATTCGTACAGGCTTTTCCTGAACTGCATACTGTCCACGCAGCTGAATATTACATCGTATTTGCTGAAGTCAGTTTCATTCATTCTGCGGTCAACGCCGTTCGCAATATACTTATCTTCCAGCACTTTGACTTTATGTTTGCCCACGTCATCAATTTTGAAGTTTTGATGAAGTAGATTTTTAATATCGACCGTGTCATCGTCGTAGATATCAACCTCAATATCCATATAACTGAATTGTTTACGATTGTAGCCGTAATCAAATAGTATACTAAGCAGATTGGAGCCTATACCTCCGGCTCCGGCAATTGCGATTTTTTCTATTTTCATATTATTTAATTAATTTTTCTATTGTTTTAATTGGTAGGTATGTAACACAAGAATCATCTCCTATCCATTGAGAATAGGAGAATGTTCTGTGTGTTGGTGACCATATTACGTTATATCTAAAGCCTTGAAATAAGGCATCCAGATCGAGAGCGCTGGGTGTTGGGCTGAACGATGGATGTGTATGAAAACTGGCATGCATCTTCCACCCTTTACATACTCTGGAGAATACCAATTGAGACAATTCTTCTTGATCTGTCTCATATAGCCCACAAGCTCTATCAGTTCCTTCGTAAACGTTTTTAACTCTCACGAATTCAAACACTCCTTCTTTTTCCATAATAATACCACCCTCCTCTTCTTTAGTGCTGAGGCACTCTTCGGAAGCTTTTATCATGGCTTTCAGGAACAATTCTGTACCATATCTAAATATATACATATTATGCTTTTTCAAATAACTTGTCTACTATCGGAGCAATTACATCTTGTACGTCACGTTCTGGTCTGTAGTCATTATGCACATTTTCGGCCCCTGGTTGAGCCGCTCCTCTTAATGTACCTATCTGATCTTGCATCATAGAGTCATTCTTTAGCGCCAATAGTCTGCTGGCTACGTCGTCATAGCCAGCACCCTTGTAGTGTCTGTCATTTACAATGCAGCGATACTGCTTTGTTTCGTAATCGTAAACCTTGGCGGTTTTGATTACCACGACATACTCTCTTAGGCTACCCTTGACTTTATAGGATTTCTCACCCATAAACTCAATTTCTTCAGCGCCTGTGAGTTTTACTGCAGTGTTTAGGAATTGCTTTGATCTTTCAATCTTAGCTTTGTTTTGTTCTTCAACTACCTGTAACAGTTTGGTCACATCTTCTTTAGAGATCATGGTCACATCTTTCTCTACTATTGTGTCATCTTCCAAACTTTTAAACTTTACAGGAAACGTAGTAAACTCAATCAAGGCTTTTGTAAGCTCTTCCGCAGCCCAAAGGTGGTCTCTATTTCGATAATAATTATCTGCATAGTATCCTCTATTGTTAGTTTTTGAGTTGATTGTTTTTACCTTTTTAATCAACCCGCTAATATCTATAGGCACCTGGCGATTTTCATCGACATACAGCTTAATCCGCTTGTCTTCCTTGTCTATAATAAACTTCAGAGCTGGAGCATTTATTCCGGGCGTTTCTTGTCTGAACTCATCAGGAGTCATCCCTGAGTGAATTTTTACATGAAGCCCGTTTGCAATAATATCGTGCCTCCTAATACTCATCCGGCTAATACTCTTCAGAAACAATCCATATTCCTCAGCTGATCTGTAGCAAGAAGCGCGATATATGGCTTTTGCTATCTCGTCCTGATTAATCCTGATATTGTTTAAGTACCTTTGGCCTGTATGGGAAACGGTTGCAGATATGCTAATTCCGTTTATTTTAAATACAGGTAGACCCTTTAGCTTGAGGTCGTTTGCGCCGGCGTTGATGTCGTCAATTTCCTGGTAATCCCAGCTCTTGGCGTTTAGGGCGCTTTGCACGTAATTGGCGTACAGTTGAGCTATAGCGTAAATGTCAAACTCGCCATTAAAGTCAAGATCTCTCGACAGTATAGTCATGAGATTCTCGGCCTCAATTTCAGTATTTTCATACTTAGCTGTTGTTGATGTAAACACTATGTCCCTGATTGTAGTTTTATCAATTTCACCGCCGAGCAATTTACCCACCACAACCAGCGTTGTATTTTTACGATAATCTTCATCAAGAAGCTTTGATTGCTTTAAGTATAAAGATTTAGCCTCAGGAGTTAGCTTTCTGAGCATTTTAAGCTTAAGCATTTCTGCATCATATTTACTTACAAAACACTCATCTTTTAGAAGACTGATTAGATTATGCTGTATTTTACACATCATAAAAACATGGGCAG